AGACCAAACCAAAGGGGGAGATACAGGATTACCGCCGCATACGGATCCAAGAGCAAGACTTTAATAGACTGCAACCAAACCGATATACTCGCTTGCTATGTTGCTCCTTGGGATCTTTGGTACATAATCCCGTGTGAGAAAGTAAGGAGTGTTTGCGTATGGCTCTACCCAGACCCCCAGATAAAGAAACGCAAAAGGACTGGGACTTACGAGCAGTACAAAAACAATTGGGATATATTTACATAAAAAGGGTGAGCCGCCCCTAAACGACTCACCCGAGTGTGGTGTGGTTGGACAATGCCTAAATCAAAAGGGAATGTCGTCATCATCTTCAACGGATGACTTCGGCTCTTTTGCCTGCTGTTGGCGAGGCTCCTCGAATACGATTGAGAGATACTTCTTGCCTGACTTGGCTTCATTTACCCAAGCGGCGAGGCGAAGTTCTTTTCCTTCGATGAGACCCATGCCAGTATAGTCTGGGCCTTTTTCGTTTTTCTTTTCCTCTTCCTTGAAGAGGGCGGCGGTATTGGGTTTTCTATCCATTGTTTAATCTGGGTTCGCTTGCTGTGCTATCATATCGTGCGAAGCTACGAGAAAAAGTCAAGGGCAATTTGCCTGTACAACCATTGCGGTTCTTGACTACATGAGCCTCCATAACTTCCACGGGTTCAAATATTCCATCCTTAATTCTCTTGAGCATAATGATCTGATCCGCATCCTGCTCCAGCGAACCAGAGTCCCTGAGGTGACTCATCTTGGGGTTGGCATCCTTTTCGGATTCCCTGTTCTGTTGAGACAATCCAAGTACTGGTATATCAAGTTTCTTAGCCAGCTCCTGCATACCTCTTGATATTGCAGACATTCTTTCATAGATGTCTTTTCCAGGCCCATTCATTATGCCGAGATAGTCAACTATGAGTAAGTCCAGACCAGACCTGGTCTTCTCTGCCATAGCCTTCGCCATCAGGTAGGGTACTGTGATTCCACATGACTGATCTATCTTCAGGCTCCATCCGCTGATTCTGCCAGCCGCTTCCTTGAGTTTCTCTCTGTCGTCACCACTGTAATGATTGGGTCGATTGATTATAGGTACGCTTGCCTCGGAGTGCAGTAGTCTTTTCCTGAGTTGCTCAAGGCTCATCTCCAAGCTGGAGAATAGTACCTTCTTTCCTCGTGAGGCTATCTTGGCTGCAATGGATAGTGCAAGAGCAGTCTTACCATGCGAGGGGCGAGCCGCAAGAATTGAAAGTTCCCCCGCCTTGAATCCTCCAAGTATCTTGTCCAGATCCTTGAATCCAGTGGTCAGGAGTTCAATCCTACCTTCATCGAGGGCAAAGCAATGTTCAAGTGTTTCCTCCATGCCTTCCTCTATACCCACGACTTCATTGCCCTGAACTGCAAGAGTGTCCGTGATTCTCTTGCTTGCATTGGAGAGGATGTCCTTAGGGTCATCCTTTTGATTAATCCCATCCATCAGCTCCATCCCGATATGCCTAGCTTGCCTGACCGACCAGCACCTGAGTACTCCCTCGGCAAATGTCACCACATGCCCAGAGGTCTCGCATCTATCAGACATATTGACTATGTCCGTGAAAGCTACCTCGGTCTTCTCCGCCAGTATCATCTCATCGGGCGGTTCGGTCAACTGACCCATAGCCTCAAAGACTTTTGCTTTATTAGGATCTGAGAAATGCTTAGGGGATATTATCTCCGAGGCACGGGTGTAAGCCGTAGGCCAGGACAGATCTTTCATACAGGAGCTTATCACTCCTCCCTCGTAATCACTCTCGCTTAGTTCATTACCATGTATCATACAACCACATATACACTATTAATATTATCATTACCCAACAGAATAGAGTAAGGAGGGTCATGCATTTATCTGGGGTCTTGTTGATAAACTCAGGAAGTCTTCGACTTCATCCTCCCACCTGCCTCCGTTTAAAAAAGTTGTAGCCATAGGGACAAACCTGCCTTTCTCTTTTTGCCAGCTGTCCGTCACCTTCATCTTATTCACTGCTTCAATTATCATATCCCCCTTCGTTTCGAGCTTGAGGTAGATCCAGCTTATGAATGCCTCCCTCTTGTTCTGCCTTACTCCGTTACGAGGGGGATAGGAATCCCAAAAAATTTTAAACTTGGGGTAGTCGTCATACCCTGTTCTGTTGGCATGAAGTG